GTGTCGTTGTCGGCTGCAGTCGGGATGGCATACCACTTGACCCTAATTCACATTGGAATAAATAACATGACTGAAACAAAGCAAGTGAAGTTATCTAAGTTGTTTCGTGGTAGTACATTTGTTGGCCACACCCTGTCCGTTGATGGGCAGATGCTCAGTAATCTCCAGTTGGTTTCCATATCGTCATCGGACGGAATAGTACGACCAACCGTTACAGTGACGTTCTTGTGTAATGAAAAGATGGCAAAAGATGCACCTGATATCCACGTTAAATAGTTTCAATATGAAATCATAACGCAGGGGTAGGGGTAGGGTAAAACTTCAAAAACTTTGCCTTAAATTACCGACCCCTAACCTTCGAAATAACGCTAACCCGATTTTTTTCCTTTTTTACGAGGCACAAATGGCCGGAAAACGAAAGCGCTCTGATAGTGTGAGTGCCGAAATTCAAGCCATGCAAAATGCTGCCGCTGATACCATCGAACCGCCACGCCATGCAGGTTTGGAGAAAAAAGCGGAGCCTTTTTGGCATGACAATATCCGCTCAAAAGCCCTTGATAGCTGGACACCTTCTGACCTGTTGGCAGCGGTAGAATTAGCAAATAATCAGCTGTATATCACCGTTTTACGGCGTGATTTACGCAAAGAAGAGCGAATTAGGGGCGAAGAGCGCAACGAAGCACTCATCAAGGATTTACGGAAACAAATAGTAGAATTACAGCGCACTATCTTGGCGCAACGACGTGATTTACAAATCCATTCTCATGCGACGAACGGCGAAAGCCGAGATCAACGCAACCGAAATAAAAATGACGCCGAAGCAAGAAGCACCCTGAGTGATATTCAGGATGATGATCTATTGGCGGCTCCCATGCACTAAGGAGGAACCATGACACGAGGTGAACGTGTTATCGCGTTTATTGAACGTTTCTGCATTGTTCCCGAAGGGGAGCTGATCGGAAAGCCCATGCGATTAGATGAATTTCAAAAGCATTTTATTCTGGCGGTCTACGATAACCCGTACCGCACCGATAAAGCCTATCTGAGTATTGCGCGTAAAAATGGTAAGACAGGCTTGATTGCTGGCATCTTGTTGGCGCATCTAGTTGGTCCCGAAGCGGTGCAGAACTCACAGATTATCAGCGGAGCCATGAGCCGAGAGCAAGCGGCTATCGTGTTCAATCTGGCAGTGAAGATGATCAACTTGAATCCTCGACTGCAGGGTATTGTTCATATTATCCCTAGCGGTAAGCGTTTGGTAGGTAAGCCTTGTAACGTGGAGTATCGGGCGTTATCAGCAGAGGGCAAAACCGCACACGGCCTTTCCCCCGTCTTAGCCATTCTTGATGAGGTGGGGCAAATTGTCGGTCCTCGCAGTGAGTTCGTTGATGCGATAGTGACCTCTCAAGGCGCACACAAAGACCCCCTGTTGATTGCTATCAGTACGCAAGCGGCGAATGACGCCGACTTACTGAGTATTTGGCTTGATGATGCAAAGAATTCGAAAGATCCACACATTGTTTCTCATGTGTATGAGGCAGAAAAAGATGCGGATATTTTAGATCCCGAGGCGTGGCGAGCATCTAATCCGGCTTTAGGTAATTTCCGCTCATTGGATGACATGAAGCGATTAGCCGAAATGGCGTCACGTATGCCCAGCCAAGAAAACATGTTCCGCAATTTAAACTTAAATCAGCGTGTATCCATCGTATCCCCGTTTATTTCGCGTTCGGTATGGGAATCGTGCGCGGCACCAATACAACCGATAGTCGGTAAATGTTATGCAGGGTTAGATTTATCAGAGTCAAAAGATTTAACCGCGCTCGTTGTGATCGGTCAGTCTGCCGATGGTAAATGGAACTTGTTTCCGTACTTTTGGACACCTAAGCAAACACTGTTAGACCGCGCAAAAACGGACCGAGTGCCGTATGACGTGTGGGAAAAACAAGAGTTGCTGCGTACCACGCCGGGCTCAATGGTCGATTATGATTATGTCGTGAATGATATTGCCATCATCTTGGCTGACCTTGATGTTGAGGTGATCGCCTTTGACCGCTGGCGTATCGAGATGTTTAAAAAAGCAGCTGAAAGCATCGGGTTAACGCTCCCGTTGGTTGAGTTCGGGCAAGGGTTTAAAGATATGGCCCCTGCACTGGATAAGATGGAGCAGATGTTACTGAACGGCCAAATTCGACATGGCAATCATCCCGTCATGAATATGTGCGCGGCGAATGCCATTACGGTCAAAGATGCCGCCTCAAACCGAAAGCTAACCAAAGAGAAGTCGACAGGTCGTATGGATGGCATGGTTGCCTTTGCGATGGCAGTTGGCGCATCAAACGGGGTTGAAGTTGAACATGGCGATATTGATGGCTTTTTTGATAATCCGATCATGGTAGGTTTCTAATGGCCAGACGAAAATCAGCACGCAAAGTGCAGCGTTTTAATGCCAGTCAGCCAACGACACCGGCAGGATTGGACAGTCAAGATTTGCTTAAGGCACTCGGCGGACTCAGCAGTAGCGGCAAGTCGGTTTCAGCTGATAAGGCATTGCAGCTCTCGGCGGTATGGTCCTGCATTCGATTGTTGAGTGAGTCAATTTCAACGCTGCCTTTACGTATTTATCAATATCAAGATGACGGTTCGCGAATCATTGCGAAAGAACATCCAGCTTATCGGGTGTTGTGCCGAAAGCCCAATGCAGAAATGACTCCTTCGCGGTTTATGTTAATGGTGGTGTCGAGTCTCTGTTTGCAGGGCAATGCCTATATTGAAAAGCGCTACATCGGATCTAAATTGGTCTCTTTGCAACCGTTATACCCTCAATCAATGACAGTGAAGCGACTGGAGAGTGGACTTCTTGAATATAAATACACCGAACAAGGACGCACTAACCGGCCGATCCACGTTAAAAATATGATGCATATTCGCGGCTTTGGAACGGATGGGATAAGTGGATTGACTCCGATCCAAGTGGGTAAAGATATTTTAGGCTCGGCAATCGCGACCGATGAAACTGCCGCAAAGCTGTTTCGTAATGGGCTGTTAGCCTCGGGGTTTTTGTCCGCGAAAACGGCACTCACGGGAGAGCAACGGGAAAAGCTGCGTGGCTATTTAAATGCATTCATCAGTTCCGAGAATGCCGGTAAGTTGATGATCTTGGAAAATGATCTGACGTACAACGGTATTTCGATGAATCCCGAAGACGCACAATTGTTACAAAGCCGCGCATGGAGCATTGAAGAGATTTGCCGCTGGTTTCGGGTGCCGCCGTTTATGGTCGGTCACGCGGATAAACAAAGCAGTTGGGCGTCTAGCGTGGAAGGGATGAATATGCAATTTCTCACCAACACTTTACGTCCCCTTTTGGTGAACATTGAGCAGGAAATTAATCGCTGCTTGCTGGATGGTGACGATGATCATTATGCCGAGTTTTCGGTTGAAGGTCTGCTTCGTGCTGATAGCGCCGGTCGTGCTGCTTATTATACCACCGCATTACAAAACGGTTGGATGAGTCGCAATGATGTGAGAAAGCTGGAAAATTACCCACCGATTGAAGGGGGTGATATTCACACGGTGCAATTGAACCTCACGCCGCTTGAATTATTAGGCAGTGAAGGCTCAGGAAACGAATCAGAAAAACTCAAAGCGCAATTGGCTAACTGGTTATTCCCCGAAGGTAATCCGACACCCCAAATCAAACCTCAGTCCGAGGAGTAAATTAAATGAAAAAAAGTCATCTGCCGGTTGCACTGGAGGGAAACCCCTGCGCGTCAATCAGCTATGAATTAACACCAAATGCCCTCGATAAGTGGGACGGTAGCATTAAAGCCGCGAGCACCGACAATACGATTTCTATCCTCGATGTGATTGGTGAAGATTACTGGGGTGAAGGCGTGACCACAAAACGTATTGCTGCGGCATTACGAGCGATTGGCAATAACGACGTTGTCGTGAATATCAACAGCCCTGGTGGGAATATGTTTGAGGGGCTGGCGATTTATAACCAACTTCGAGCCCACAGCGGTAAAGTGACCGTGAATGTGCTAGGCATTGCGGCTTCTGCTGCCTCTATTATCGCGATGGCAGGGGATGAAATTCAAATGGGCCGTGGTGCCTTTTTGATGATCCATAACTGCTGGGGCGTTTGCGTTGGGAATCGTCATGACCTTGCGAAACTCGCTCAAGATATGGAGCCCTTTGATAAATCGATGTGCGATATCTACATGGCGCGCAGCGGTCAAGCTAGTGATGCTATCAGTCAGATGATGGACAACGAAACCTATATTGGTGCCAGTGACGCGATTGAAAAAGGCTTTGCGGATAACTTACTGTCAGCGGATGTGATTAATGACGGTGACGAGAGCCCACAAGCCGCAATACGTAAGCTCGATGCGTTATTGGCTAAATCAAATACTCCCCGCGCCGAGCGTCGAAAACTGATTAGTGCTTTAACTGGAAGTACGCCGGGCGCTACTTCTGCTCCGAATGGTATGCCAAGCGCTACCAGTAACATTGATTTTAAATCCCTTTCAGAACTAGAGAAGGCTATTGATGCCTACGCTAACCTGTCAAAATAATTATTGGAGACATTATGTCTGATACAAATGAATTACTAAAAAACCTGTCCGCTAAAATCGAAGAGGGGAACAGTAAGTTCAATGCCAAGGCTGAAGAAGCGTTAAAAGAAGCACAAAAAGTAGGCAGTCTGAGCACCGAAACGAAAGCCGCTGTTGACCAAATGGCAACAGAATTGAATGCGTTGCGTGAGTCTGAAAAGACCCTGAAAGCATCGTTAGGTGATTTAGAGCAACACGTTGCACAAATGCCGCTACAGAATGCTATACATGCCGCGAAGTCTATCGGTCAGCAAGTGATCTCTGCTGATGTACTGAAAGATATCAACTCCAGCATTCAGGCAAGCAAGCGAATTTCTGTTGCGGTACAGGCTGCACTAACTTCGGTTGATGTTGCGCAGGGCGTTGTTGAGCCTCAGCGCTTGCCGGGGATTGATGTTGCACCAAAACAGCGTCTATTTATCCGCGATTTGATTGCACCAGGCAAAACGACGTCACCGGCTATTTTCTGGGTGCAGCAAACGGGGTTCACGAATGCGGCAAAAGTGGTACCTGAGAATACCGCCAAGCCGTACAGCAATATTGAGTTTGCAACTAAGATCACGCCAGTAACAACCATTGCGCACATGTTCAAAGCCTCTAAACAGATTTTGGATGACTTCGCGCAGCTGCAGTCTTTGGTTGATGCAGAAATGCGCTATGGATTGAAGTTTGTCGAAGAGCAAGAAATCTTGTTCGGTGATGGTTCAGGCGCTCACCTGCACGGCATCATCCCGCAAGCGTCGAAGTATAAAGCGGAGTTTGCTGTCGATAAGCAAAATGGCATTGATGATTTGCGTCTTGCGATGCTGCAAGCACAGCTGGCACGTTTCCCAGCAACCGGCCACGTTCTGCACTTCATTGACTGGGCGAAGATTGAGCTGATCAAAGATTCACTGGGGCGTTATATTCTGGCAAATCCGTCCGCATTAACGGGGCCGACCTTGTGGGGGCTGCCGATTGTCGTTACGGAAACGGCAGCATTCCAAGGTAAGTTCCTGACAGGGGCATTTAATGCCGGTGCTCAATTGTTTGATCGTGAAGAAACCAACGTGGTCATTTCGACTGAGAACACCGACGACTTTGAAAAGAACATGATTTCAATTCGTTGCGAAGAACGCCTTGCTTTAGCATTGAAACGTCCTGAAGCGTTTGTGTACGGTAATTTCACGGCGCCAACAGCGGGCGAATAATCCACTCAGGCGGCCTTTGCGGTCGCCTTTCTTTTTGGAGTATCGAAATGAAACTAACGGTATTACGCGCTATCTATTTTGGTAACAAAGTCGCTATTGAAGGTGAGATCATCGAGACGGGTGAGCAGCATGGACGTGAATTAATTCAAAAAGGCTATGCAATTGAAATAGAAAGTGATCAGACTGAAGTGCCAGAAGTGCCAGAAGTGCCAGAAGTGCCAGAAGTGCCAGAAGTGCCAGAAGTGCCAGAAGTGCCAGAAGTGCCAGAAGTGCCAGAAGTGCCAGAAGTGCAGCAAGATCCTAAAAAGCAAGCGGCAAAAAATAAGGAGAAATAATGCTTTCTCTGGAATTAGTTAAACAGCACTGCAACATTGATCTTGAATTTACGGACGATGATAAATTGCTGGGTATCTATACTGGCTCTGCGGTCAAGTATGTAGAAAATTACACGCGCCGAAAGTTGTATGAAAATGAATCATCAGAAGGTTATCAGGATAACCCCGAACCGTTGCTACTGACGGATGATATCAAAAACGCCATGCTATTACTGATAGGTCAATGGTATGAAAACCGTGAAGCGACCAACATCGGTAATATTACCTCCACATTGCCGTTCGCGACTGAGGCGCTACTTCAGCCTTACCGGATTTACGGACTCTAGGAGGTATCATGCAAGCGGGGCGATTGCGACACTCAGTCACTTTTCAGCAAAACAAGCCTATCGAATTACCCTCGGGTACCTATGATGATCATTGGGTTGATGTTGCAACCGTCCGTGCAGAAGTTAAGGCGATTAGCGGACGTGAGTTACTCGCAGCCGATGCGGAAATGTCAGAGATTACGGTGCGTGTCTGGATGCGTTATCGACCGGATGTTAATCCAGCGTGTCGCATGGTTTATCGTGGACTTAACTATGACATTCAATCAGTTATTCCAGACGTGAAGTGTACGCGGCTTGAATTACTGTGCAAACAAGGAGTCTCGGCCAATGGTTGATATGAACATTGATTTTAGTGGCTTGCTGGATATTTCCAAAGATTTGGAGTTACTCAGTAAAGCTGAAAGCAATAACGTATTGCGTCAAGCAACGAATGAAGCTGCAGGTGTACTTCGTGATGCGGCAAGAGCAGGAGCGCCAGTACGAACGGGTAAGCTCAAGAAAAATATTGTTAGCGGTAATCAGCGGATCCGAAAACAGGGTGAGGTTTCTTCGGGTGTTTATGTGCGGGGTAGTAATAAAGAAGGCACCAATAGCGACCCGAAAATGAAAGCGAAAGATCCGCGAAATTCTTATTATTGGCGGTTCCTCGAAGAAGGTACATCTAAGATGCCACCTGTGCCCTTTATTCGCCCGGCGTTTGACAGTAAAGCCGATGAAGCCGCGAGTGCTGGGATAGCGAAGTTAAGCGAGGCAATTGATAAGGTATTACAAAAATGACAGAAGCTGATGTACTTCCATTTTTAAAATCCGTATTGCCGAATAAAGTGTTTTCTTACGTGGTGCCGCAAAATAAATCCGTTCCTGCCCCATGGGGTATATTGTCAATGTATGATATTCCCCAGGATGTTGTGAGCGGTCAAGCTGAAACTCTGACTAACATTCAGATTGATATTTATGCCAACACAATCGATAAGGCGCGTATTATCCGTGATGGCATGCGCCAAGCGATAGCCGATTTAGGCCCATCCTCGATAACTGAAAAACAGTCATATGAAGAGGATACAAAGCTTTTTCGCGCAACCCTAGAATTTCAAGTCTGGAATTAACACCAAATCACACCATCAACCACCTACGGGTGGTTTTTTTATGTCTATAGGAAACTGAATAATGGCTAAACATGAAAAAACGCAAGGTACCAAAATTAGCGTTTCAAAATTGGCGGCAACAGATATTGCTGCTGTCGAAACGGATTCGTTGCCGATTGATTGCACAACGAAAGAAATTAGCTTCACAGGTGGTCAAAAAGCGGATATTGATGTCACAACATTCTGCTCAAATGAGCAGGAAAACATAAACGGCCTCGCGGCTCCAGCGGAGGTGACTATTGGGGGCAACTTTGCAGTTGATGAAGGGCAAGATGTATTGCGTCAGGCTTATGACAGCGATGCTGTTCACGCCTTTAAGGTTGTATTCCCATCAGGTGCGGGTTTCGCGTTCCTCGCTGAAGTTCGCCAAAACAGCTGGTCAGCAGCAACAAACGGTGTTGTGAGTGCATCGTTCACCCTTCGTCTAAAAGGTAAGCCTACGCCATTAGTGAAAGGGAAAGTGGTGGCTCCAGCAGCACAATCACAAACAACAGGGGGCGGTAAGTAATGGCTAAAGTTAAAAAGTCTAATTTGCGTGATTTAGCGCTCAGTGCAGAACGTTCATTTCGGACAAAAGAAATCATTATTCCCGAATGGGATGATGCAGACGTTATTGTTCGTGAGCCCTCTATCAAAGCTCGCATGGATCATCAGGCGCTGCTTGATAGCGCGGGAGATAAAGAGCTTTCGGCGATTGAGCAAACGGAGCTCAATATCAAGGCTGATGTTATTTTGCTCATTGATGTGCTTCTTGATAAAGATAAAGAGCCAGTGTTTAAAATCAGTGATAGTAACGCGGTATTTGAAACTTATGGTCCTGTCCACTCTCGCATATTAAATGCGGCTTTTGAGCTAACGATGACGGCAGAAGTTGCGAAAAAAAAGTTAGAAACCCCTTAATTAATTTCATGATGACGTTAGCACTCAGGCTTGGAAAAACGCTTGATGAGCTAGCGTCAAGCATGAGTATGAGTGAGCTTAAGATGTGGCTTGAATATGATGCCATTAGCCCGATAGGAGATCAGCGGAGTGATATTCATGCCGCACTAATCTCTTCGGCTGTTTTCAACTCACAAGGTGTCAAAGCCACCGTTGCTGACATGCTGCCCATTTGGAATTCAGATGAGCAAGTGGAGGCTTCAAATGATGACGCAAGTGGTTTTGAGTCGTTTTTAAGTAATCTAGCGCAATGATCTAAGTAGCCGTGAGGTCAGTGATTTTGTATAGTAGCCCTATATCTATTACAGGGCGTCATTATGAAAAAACTGATTGTTACTGCTGTTTTGGCATCTTCATTTTTGCTTTTTGGGTGTGGGGATCCAAACCAAGAAACTATTGATAAGGTCACAAAGCACATAGAATCACGTCAGGACATGTTTCCATATAAATTAGAATTCAAAGACTTAAACTATATTGCAGAAAAAGACGGCAAGGCAACGCTATGCGGGGAAATTAGGCTATCTCACAAATCCAACATAAAGGCAGATAAGCTGCCGAAAATATTTTTTTCCAATATGAGTGAAGATATTGAACAGGTTATAGGTAGTAATGAACATTTTAAGTTTGAATATACTATTGAGCCTGACTTTGAACGCTCGAATGAAATTAAACCAATAATGCTCATACATCCATACGACCAACAAGAACTAGAGTTTTGGCGGCTGGATTGTAAAAGGTAACATGACCGCTTCGGCGGTCTTTTTGTTTATGGAGACCGCAAAGTGGCAAAGTTACGTGAATTAATTATAAAGATATCGGCTAATTCGAGCAGTTATCAATCCGAATTGGCGAGAATGTCTCGTCTCAGCAACGATTATTACAAAAACATGGGAGCCAGTGGGCGTCGGTATCAACAGAGCCTTCGCGCACAACAGAATGCACTCGCTGATATTAATAAGCAGCTAAGCACTGTCACCATGACCGCAAAAGGTATGGCGGGTGCGATGGCGGGTTTCTTTTCTGTCTCTGCACTCGTTTCCACAGTAGATGAGTGGGGGCAAATGGCAGCGCGGATCAAGATGGCACTAAAGTCCGTGGAAGGTAGCACAAATCAATATGAAAACTTACAAAATCGTTTTTTAGAGATTAGCAATCGAAACGGAAAGAACATTGAAGACACACAGTTAATGTATGTCACTGCAGCAAAGTCAATGCAAGAGTTAGGTTTTAGTACCTCACAAACCATCGACCTTGTTGAATCCATGTCATCCTCGTTCACAGCAAATGCGACCAGTGTCAATGCAACGCAATCTGCGATAGCCGCACTCGGAAAGTCAATGATTGCTGGAAAGGCCGCTGGGGATAATTGGAACGCCATTATGAACGCCACTCCGACCATTTTAGGGGATATTGCTGATGAGCTTCAAAGAACCAATGGCGGAATAAAAGTTACGGAAACCGCAGTAAAAAAACTGGGGGCGGATGGTGCCATCTCATTTAAGCTATTGGCGGACTCCATTATTAACGCTAAAAATGCGAATAATGAGCTGGCTAACTCAATGGATAACACGGTCACCGATGGGTTCACACGAGTGGCGAACTCAGCTAAAAAATATTTTGGTGAAGCCAACAGTGGGATCGGTGTTACTCGTTCTATGTCTGCTGCGTTAGCTACGGTCAGTGATAACTTTGATAAAGTGGCGGATGCGGGGCTTTTATTGATTGGTGTTGGTGTTACTCGGTATTTATCCGGATTAACAACAAGCGCCTTTGCAGCAACAGGCGCACTGATTAACTCCGCTAAAGCAGAGGTGGCTCTTGCAGCCGCTCAGGTCAACACTACAAAAACAACAGTAATTGAACAGAAGGCGAAGGTTGCGTCAGCAGCTGCAGCTTTGGCTCATGCTAGAAGTTCTGTTGTGCAAGGTGCCCAATTAGAAAAAATGGCTTTAGCGGAAGCCAAAGTCACCGCCGCCCAGAATAAGCTCAATATAGCTATGGCAACGGGCTCAAACAGAGCTATTTTGAGCGCTAAAGCAAAATTAGATAAAGCGAAAGCGTCACTTGCGGCAGCAAAAGCAACGGACACAGAGACAGCAGCAGAAAAACGCCTGAATGCTGAAAAAGCGAAACTTGCAAATGATATCTCGAATAATCGAGATGCAAGACGAAATTTAAACCGTACAACATCGGTTATTGGTGCGGCAGGTCGCGGGCTTAAAGGGATTGTATCTCTTGCTGGCGGGTTGCCGGGAATTCTCATGCTATCTGCTGGCGCTTGGTATATGTATAAACAAAACCAAGAAGAGGCGCATAGAGCATCACTTGATTATGCAAAAACACTAGACGGTATTGCGAGTCGCACGAAAAAAATGTCTTTAACTGAGGCTTCAGACGAGGGAAAAAAAGTAAGCTCTACGCTAGAGGCTCAAACAAAGGAGATTGAAAAGCAGTTAAATACAATTGAAAACTATAAATATAGAATCAACCTTGCTTCCAAAAGGTCTACAGATCCTAGCCTCACTAGTAACCAGCGGCAAATACAACTAAAGGTAATAGCCGAATTAACTCAACAATTACAAGTAGAAGAGCAGAAATTAATAGAAAAAGAGCAAGAGCGCGGAAAGACAGTCAATGTTCTTAATGGATTAACAGTTCAAACGGTAAAAGCATCTAGTGAATTAAATACTGCAAAAAACCAGAAGTTAGTGATGATGGGAAAAGAAATCGCCCAGGAGTCTGAGTTTAATCGTATTTTATCCATTGGTAATTCCATTCTCTCAAGTCGTCAGCTTCTTACTCAAGCCCCAATGTTAGCGGGTAATCGCCCAGAATTAAACGATCAGCAGAGGCAGATGCTATGGAGCGCTGAGCAGGAGCGTATTCTTGCAAGTATGAAGCAGCGCGATCAGGTTGAGCAACGTGCTTTATGGGAGGCTGACAGTACATTTTCAAACGAGAAGGACAAGAACCAGTATGTTGCCGACAAGCTAAAAGCCTTTGATGAGCGAGAACGAATGAGTAAATCGCTTCAATCAGGCAGCGGTCAAATGAAAGAGTCTGAGCGTATCGCCGAACGCTATCGTGACAAAATAGCAGATCTAAGCATTGCGATTGCTGTTCAGCAAGAACGCGCAGAGAAAGGGGAGAAAGCCGCCTCGCTGTATGCTGCCGCTCATGAAGTCGGATCTAAATGGACGACAGAGCAACGTAAATCCATCCAATCCTCAGCTGTTGAGCTGGCGAAGTGGACAGAAAAAGCCGATGAAGCCGTGCGTAAACAGCGTGAAATGGCTGATGCTCTTAAAGACCTTCGTGATGCCACGCGCAAATTTCAAGACGATACTGATTTAGCAAAAGGCTCTCACGGCATGGGGGATCGCCAAAAAGACCAGTTTGAAGAACGCCAACAAATTGAGCGTGTTTTCGATAAAACCGATAAAGGCAAAGACGCCATTATCGCAAGACAGCAAGCTCTTGATGCACTGAATCAGAAATACCGTGAGTCCAAACAAGCCGAAATGGATTGGAGTGCTGGACTGACAAGTGGATTCTCTAACTGGCTGGATGAAGCTTCAAATTATGCAAGTCAAGTCTCAAGCGTTACGCAGTCAACCATGAGTGGCATGGTGGATAATATCTCAGACCTATTGATTGGCAATAAAGCTGATTGGAAAAGCTGGTCACTCGATGTTCTAAAAAGCGTCAATAAAGTGCTGCTTAACATGGCAATGGTTAACTCAATGAAAGCAGCGGGGAGTTATTTTGGTGGTGGATTCGGTAGTCTTATGAGTTCCATTGTCCCTAACGCCAAGGGTGGTGTGTATGATTCACCAAGTTTGAGCTCATACAGTGGGCAAATTGTTAACTCACCGACTATGTTTGCCTTTGCAAAAGGTGCGGGGTTGATGGGGGAAGCAGGACCCGAGGCCATTATGCCACTAACGCGTGGTTCAGATGGTTCACTGGGGGTGCGTGTTCTTGGGTTGGAGAACGTTCAAAACGGATCTACATCTATCACTTCCAATAATGCTATCAATATCGATGTTGGTGACATTAACCTGATTAGCGATGGCACCAAGGAACAACAACAGCCTGTCGGTGATGCGAGAGCCGCTAGACAGCAGCTCAAAAACGAAATTGTTAGTACAGTCAACGAGCAAGCGTCAAGAGAGGGAACGGAGCTCTGGCGACTCATTAATCAAAGAAGGTGATTATTGTGATAGAAACGTTCGCATGGTGCCCTCGCGTTAACGCCCAAAGTGATACCGTATTTAGAACAAAAAAAACGCAGTTCGGGGATGGGTATACGCAGGTTGCAGGAGATGGGATCAATACACGCTCCGATAATTTGCAGTTAGAATTTGTCGGCAAAGAGGCAATGATCAAACAGATTGTTGCCTTTTTTGATCGCCACGAGGGACATAAGGCATTTATCTTCACTCCGCCATTACGTGAAAAAGGGCTATTCCGTTGTGAAGCATACAAGACAGCGGCATTAGGCGCTGGCGTCTATTCTGTATCAGCAACATTTATCGAGGCTTTCAGCTCATGAATATTACATCTGACGTTCAAAAGCTCGAAGCGGGTAATAAAATTCAACTCATTGAAGTTGATGCTAGCGAGTTTGATGGGCCTGTATTGCGCTTTCATGGCTATAACCTACGACATACCCCGACTGAAATTGAATCGGCAGAGGATGAATTAAAACCCAAGTCGATTTGGTGGCAGGGCAATGAATATGGCGCATGGCCATACAAAATAGAAGGTATGGCTAAAAGTGGCGATGGGGCTCAGTCACGACCTAAATTGCAGGTCTCAAATGTGGATAGTGTTATTTCGTCATTGTGCTTACAGTTTGATGATATGGCAAAAGCGAAAGTCACTGTTTATGAGACATTCAGCCATTATCTTGATGCAAAAAATTTCACTGAAGGCAATCCAACCGCTAACCCGAGTGAATTTTTCTCTCAAGTTTATTACATCGACCAAAAGACAAGCGAAGTGGCTGGCGAAGCGATTGAGTTTGAGCTTTCTAGCCCGTTTGATTTACAGGGAATTATGATACCCGTTCGCCAGATACATAATCTGTGTTATTGGTGTATGAAGGGGGATTACCGTAGTGGTAATGGGTGTTCCTATTCGGGTAATAAATACTTCAATGAACGGGGTGAGCCTGTCGATGATCCATCACTAGATAAATGCGGTGGGCTAATCAGTGATTGTAAAAAACGCTTTGGTGAAAATGAGCCTTTAGATTTTGGAGGGTTCCCTGCAGCAGGATTAATACGATGATCACAAAGAAATTAACCGAAGCGATATTTCAGCATGTTAAGTTGGAATATCCCAAAGAGGCCTGCGGTATTATTTGCCAAAAAAGCCGAGTCAAAAAATACTTCCCCTGCAGTAACCTTTCCGATAACCCCAATGACCATTTTGAACTTTCACCCGAAGACTATGCCATTGCTGAAGATTGGGGGGATCCTATTGCGATTGTGCACAGTCATTGTGGTGATGGTGTGACGACTCAACCCTCTGAAATCGATAAGTTACAGTGTGATGCCACGGGGTTACCGTGGATTATTGCATCATGGCCAGAAGGGGATATTCGACTCATTCAGCCTCGAGTAGAACGCGAGTTGGAAGGGCGGCCATTTGTACTGGGTTATGCGGATTGTTGGTCCTTAATTATGGACTACTACCAACAAAAACACGGTATTGAGTTGTATAACTACAGCGTCGATAGGCACTGGTGGGAAGAAGGCGAAAACCTGTATATGGATAATTACCATAAAGCGGGTTTTGTCGACGTTACTGGTGAGCCTAAAGAAGGTGACATGGTGATTATGCAAGTGCAAGCCGATGTTCCCAACCATGCGGGGGTAATAGCTGACGGCATGTTACTTCATCATCTATATGGCCAACTGAGTCGACTTGTTCCCTACAGCGATTATTGGCGTGATCGGACGGTTAAAATTGTTCGGAGGAAAGAGCTAGCATGACTGAACTTAAAACGATACGCCTTTATGGCCAACTCGGTACCCAGTTTGGGCGAGAGCATAAATTAGCGATTGATTCCCCTCGTGAAGCCATAAAAGCATTATCTGTGCTCTATGAAGGTTTTGAGCAGTTTCTGGCTAATGCACACCTTAAAGGGTTGGTGTTCGCGGTATTTAAAGGTAAGCGCAATATCAGCGAAGATGAGCTGAATTTAGATACCAGCGAAGAAATTCGCATTGCACCGGTAATAAAAGGGAGTAAGCGCGGGGGATTTTTCCAAACAGTACTGGGTATCGCTATGATTGGGCTTGCGGTCTGGAACCCTGCATTTTTAGCTATGTCAGCTACCACCAATAGCGCTTTAATGCTAGGTGGAGCTGCAATGGCAATTGGCGGTGTCGTTCAGATGCTGTCCCCACAACCGCGTGGTTTATCTATACGCCAAGACGCGGATAATAAACCATCGTATGCCTTTGGTGGCGCAGTCAATACCACAGCCCAAGGCAATCCAGTACCGTTATTTTATGGGCTAGACCGACGCGAAATCGGTGGCGCAATTATCTCTGCAGGGATATACACCGAAGATCAGCAATAAACTACATCAACTTTCTATGTTAAATAGCGGCTTAATTGCCGCTTTTTTATGGGTGAAATATGAGAATTCAAGGCGCTAAAGGGGGGAGTTCCAAACCTCGGACACCCGTAGAGCAAAAAGATAGCCTATTAGCAGAATCAACGGCAAAGTTACTGCTTGCTATTTCTGAAGGGGAAATTGCTGGTGGGTTAGATGATACGTGTATCTTTCTTGATGATACCCCAATCGGTAATGCTGATGGTTCTAAAAACTTTGAAGGTGTGACGTGGGAATTTCGTGCCGGTAGTGAACATCAGGAATATATTCAAGGTATCCCTTCCGTTGATAATGAGATTGCGGTGGGGATGGAATTAAAAGACGATCAGCCATATGTAAGAACGGTCAATAATACCCAGTTATCGGCGATCCGTATTCGCTTGTCTGTGCCTCAATTTCTCCAGCAACACGATAACGGTGATACCACAGGTTATCATGTCGATTATGTCATTGAGCTTTCCACGGATGGTGCTGGCTATAAAGAAGTGGTTAAATCTGCCTTTGACGGTAAGACCACCAGCGAGTACCCAAGAACGCACCGCATTGATTTACCCAAGGCTTCTACAGGTTGGCAAGTTCGTGTTCGCCGTTTAACGAAAAACCAGAATAATGCACGCATTGCGGATCGGATTAATATTGCTGCGATTGCGGAAGTGATAGACGCCAAATTGCGGTACCCAAATACAGCTCTGTTATTTATTACCTTTAATGCCCGTCAATTTAATAACCGCATTCCTAAAGTCAGCGTGCGCCCAAAAGGGGGCTTGTTGGTTAAGGTACCAACAAACTATGACCCCATTAATCGGACTTATTCGGGGGTGTGGGATGGAACGTTTAAACTGGCCGCAACGAATAACCCAGCCTGGGTATTTTATGACTTAGTATTAAATAACCGTTACGGCTGTGGTGACCGTATCAAGGCGTCACAAATTGATAAATGGGATTTGTATAAAATTGCACAATATTGTGACGAATTAGTCCCAGATGGGCATGGCGGTGATGGTAAAGAGCCTCGCTTCTTGTGTGATGTGTATATTCAATCGCAAGAGTCGGCTTATACCGTCCTACGTGATATTGCGGCGATTTTTCGTGGTATGACGTTTTGGGCAGACAATAAAGTCAAAGCGGTTGCTGATATGCCTGCCAGTATTTTCCGTACTTTTACCAATGCGAATATTGTGGGCGGTAAACCCTCTTATTCAGGCGGCAGCACTCAGAATCGCTATACACAAGCACTGGTTTCTTTTACGGATATTAATAACCACAGCAATGATGATATTGAGCCCGTAGTCGATTTAAAGCTTCAGCGACGTTACAAGACTGTGCGTAAGGTGGAGTTATCCGCTATTGGGTGTACCCGTCGAAGCGAAGCCAATCGCCGTGGACGCTGGGCATTATTAACCAATGCCAATGACCGCATGATTTCCTTTGCAACGGGGTTAGAGGGCGCAATACCTTCTCCTGGTCATATTATTGCGGTTGCTGACTCATCACTTGCGGGTCGCAATACGGGTGGTCGTATTTCATCCGTAGAGGGGCGTAAAATTACCCTCGATAGAACCACCTCAATTAAAGCCGGCGATCGCTTAATTGTAAACTTACCCAATGGCGGTTCAGAGGGGCGAACAGTTACAGCCGTAAATAAAAAGGTGGTGACGGTTTCTGTTGAGTATTCACAAGTACCCCAAAAAGAAGCTGTGTGGGTAGTGGACTCTGACGACTTAGCGATCCAGTTGTACCGGGTCATTAACATCAGCGATAATGGTGATAATACCTACACCATTAACGGTACCATTCATAACCCTGACAATTATGACCATATTGACTCAGGGGCGCGTATTGATGAGCGGCCAATTACAGTTATTCCGCCAAATGTGCAGCCAGCACCGAAAAACGTGCGTATTTCCTCCTATTCACAAGTAGACCAAGGCATTGCATTCACTACACTGCGTGTTGATTGGGAAGCCGCTGAGAGTGCGATTGCGTATGAAGCCGAGTGGCGCCGTGACAATGGTAACTGGATAAATGCCCCACGCACATCGACGCTGGGTTTTGAGGTCAATGGTATTTATGCCGGGCGTTATCAAGTTCGCGTACGGGCGATTAATGCGTCTGAAATTTCCAGCGTATGGGCCAGTGCAGAAGAAACCCAACTCAACGGCAAAGAAGGCAATCCACCGAAGCCGCTTAATCTACGTGCGACCTCAGAGGTTTGGGGTATTACGCTGGATTGGGGTTTTGCCACTAATACGAGTGATACGTTAAAAACCGAGCTGCAATACTCATCAGAAAATACGGCTGACTCCATGCAGCTGCTTGCCGATGTGCCGTACCCGTTAAAATCCTACCGCATGTCGGGGCTTAAAGCAGGGATCCGCTTTTACTTTCGTGCTCGACTCGTTGATAAGACGGGGAATCAATCAGGGTGGACGTCTATTGTTTTTGGTGAATCATCATCTGATGCGGAAGGGATACTTGAAGCCGTCGGTGATAAGTTTTTATCAACTGAAGCTGGTCAAATTATGCAAGACCAAATCGGCGATATTGCACTGGAACAGCTAGAAATCAAACACGACATTGTTGATATCAGCGATAAGACTGTTGCGCTTGATAACAGAGTTGTGCAAATCAACACGGATGTCGGAATTGTCAGCGAAGCTGTGTTGCAGAATACGATTTTTACGACTCAATTGAGCTTTAAAATCAGTGAAGAGAAAGCTGATCGCAAAGCTGAAATATTTAGGCTTGAGCAAGTGCAAGTCACAGATAGAGAAGCCGCTGCGCGCTGGCAGGAGCAAATTAGCGTCAAGGTATCATCGAACACATCATCAATTCTTGAAGTCAAAGAAGCGCAAGCGACTTATGAGGAAGCAAGTGCTAAGCAAATCAATCAAGTGAAAGCGGATGTTGAAGGTGTTACAGGGCGTGTCACCGAAGTTGAAACAGTAACGGCAACGCTAACAGAAGCACAAGCTAAGTTTGAGCGCAGCACTATTGCTCAGTTCGAGGAGCATCAAAGCTATATTACTCACATCGAAACGTCAGTATCAAACGTCGAAATGTCAGTATCAGAAGCACTGATGCAAACAGCCGCACAATTTACTTCCCTGAGTGATAAGCAGCTTAAATCCGAAGCGAAAATAACGAAGAATGAGAAAGCCATTGCGACAGAAACTGAAGCGCGTGCAGAAATGGGCGTGCAGATTGACGCTCGCTTTAATGATGCTGAGGGTGCAATTGTCAGACTCGATGAAGCTCAAGCCGAGCAAGATAAATCACTCGCTAAAACAACTGAGCAACTCCGCGCAGAAATCAAAATTGGTGACGATAAGTTACAAGAAGGTATCGACGAGCAGGTCCGTGAATTATCGAAAGTCAGCAGCAGTATAGATGAGCAAAAACTCGTTATTGCAGAGCTCGATAAAACGCTAACAGAGGTTACGCAGCAATCAGCATCACGCTTTGATGATAACGAAGCATCAATCAACAGCATCCAGCGTACGCAAAGTGATACTGAGATGTCTCAAGCTGAAACGGCTATGCAGCTGTCTGCTCAGCAGTTTGACCAGAGTACTCAACTGCTACGTGCAAGAGCATCTATCATTCGTATTGATAAAGCTGTTGCTGATAATGATCGCGCTTACGCTCAGACATTTGAGCAAATTTCGACTCAATTCAACGATGTTAATTCTAGTATTACGACGCTTAAGAAATCAGTTTCTGATAATGAAAAGGCTCAAGCGGAAACAAATGAGCTCATTAAATCGGAAATTGGGGATAACAAGTCGGCTATAGAACTTCGTGGCCAGACTGTATTCGATCACCAAGGAAATGGTTCGGCAGTTTATACAATCAAGACGGGCATTTGGTGGAATGGTCAATATTATGACGCCAAATTTATGATGGGCGCTGAAGTTAAAAATGGCAAAGTCGTTACACAGATTGGTTTTAGTGCGGATACCTTCGGTATTTTCAATCCCAAAAGTGGCAAGTTAGAACCTGTTTTCTTTGTCGAAAACGGACAAGTATTTATCAATGACGCATTCATTAATCAAGCGACAATCGAAAAGCTATTAATTGGCTCGACGATTAAATCTAAAAACTGGGAGCCTGCTGCCAAAAAGGGTCTTATGTTGGATTTTGAAAAAGGAAAGTTAATCGCAAATGACGCTGAAATTACGGGAACTATCTACGCTAAGGATGGGGAATTTAATGGCACTGTCTATGTTCATAAGCTCATCGGTGATAATGCAACAGCGACGGTATACAAGCAAGTCACAAAAAGAGAAACCCACGGAAATACATATGACCAAGCTATTGAAACCTCGGTTATTTACGTAGGTGGCATGCCTTATGATGTTGATTTATTAATGCCAACCATGCAGTTTGAGTCTACGGGCTCATATACAGATGCAATAGCAAATGCGTATGTTAGCGTCATTATTGATGGTGTTACATACACACCGCAAACGACGACAGTAAAAGGGGGCAAGGATTGGAGTTTAATATGTTCATTATATGTGACAATTCCAGCCAGCAAGAAAGATGTGAAGATTACAATTAAGTATATTACATATCATAGTGGAGGATGTGACACAAAAATTCATCCCGCAATGATAATCGCATGTAAGCATAATTCATCATCATTTAAATAATTCAAGAGTCATACACAAGACGCCGCTTAATTGCGGTTTTTTTACGTCCAAATTTTAAGGAAATACTATGTATAGCACGGGTAAAATCACAACAACAGCAAACAACACAAAAGTCATTGGTACTAACACAAAGTGGAAAGATAACAATTCACTCGTCTCACCCGAGCAGGTTATTTTAATTCAGAACGGCGCAACGATTTACATTAACAGCATTGCCTCTATTCAAAGCAACACAGAAATGACGCTGAGCTTTCCGGTACCAGCAGCAGTCAAGGATGCGGCATATAACATCTTAACAACGATGGTTCATTCCGTATCTGACGCAGCAAATAAAATTGTCGCCATGAACAATGCAAACGTGCAGTTCAGCGACATACTGAATCGCTGGGCAACAGAAACGGGCACAATTACGGTTACATTACCGGATGGAACTACTCAGCAACTACGCACAGCGAAAGAGCAAGATAAGCTGTTAGATGGGAAGTTGGACACAAATAAACCTGAAGCAAAAGGAGCGTTAACAATAAAGGCGGTAGATGATTACGCAGGACTCACACTAACAAAAGGGTCTGATGAGCGCGTGAAGTTAGAAACGTTAGTTGATTCAGCAACAACAGCGCTAAATATTGTTTATAGAGATGCTGCAGGTAAAAACGTCTCAATTGTGGGTATACCGAAAAAGTCGGGTATAGCGATGTTAGTCGGTGAAAGCGGTATCGGCGTAGCCTCTTACGAAGAAAAGGGGGCGGGAGATCGAAACGAAAGCCGCTTTATTCAGTACGGTAGTACACCAGTAGCAGCAAGTCAGGGGTACCCGGGGGCGGGTGGTGGTATTCAGATTAGTTATACTGCAAGCCGTCGAGCTCAAATTTTTATGTCACGATCTCCTGAGAGATTGCATTATAGGTTTTCCGACATTGAAGGTGTGGATCTGACGACAAAATGGAAAGAAATTTACTCGACAGCGAATACGACTAAGGACTCAAACGGCAACTTAAAAGCCGCATCACCAATTGTTAAAGTCTTTGCTGACCACATCGAATCAAATGAAGAGTCAGAGGGCGTCGAACTCAAAAAACTACACACAGGCATCTATCAGCTCAAAAACGTACTGGGCATGCACTCGGATGCAAGCTGGGGCGGCATTAACGGCGGTATCACAATTCCGTCTGGCATTAATCAGTTACCGCTCGTCTATGCCGATTATGATGTACTGGTTGCGGGTGAGCGGCATCCATTCAACGGCGAATTAGTGACGCAAAACGAACACGGTGACATTGTTATCTATACATCATATCGCAAGCACTTCGATTTACCGCAAAACGTTCAATACGCTCATTTAAAAACGTACCCAGAATTTACTAAGGTAGTGAATGATGAGCAGGTTGAGCTAGAAAACGGCGAACCTGTTGATATCCCGAATGGTCACTGGATTGACGTACGTGTAAACATGCCTAGTAACTCTATCTACAATCAAAAGCAAGCTGAAGCTGAAGCACATGCAAAAGAAGAGGCTGAGCGAGTAGCGAGAGAGGAAGCGGAAAAATCTGAGCTGGAAGTTGCGGGGCGTGAGCAATATGGACTTAGTGATAATGATATTTTGTAA